AAACACCCCAGCAGCTACCAATAAAATCAAAGAAGCTACTGTCTTCATCGGCATTTGCACAGCAGCCGATTCTGATATGTTGAGTGGTTTATCTTTCATAATCTACCATAAATAATTTTATACCTAATCGTTTCTGTTCTTTAGTAGGACTTCTGCAAATCTTGTAAGAACCTTTAGGTTTATCTTTTAAACTTTTACCTTTTTTTGTTTTTCTATAGGTTATAGTTTTTATATCAATGAGTGTTATTTTACCATTTTTGTCAACGATAACAATATCAAATGGACAAGCAGGATCTACAGATTTAGCAACAAAATAACCTTCTTTGGTAAACCTAGCAATAGCTTCGTATTCAGTTACTGTTCCTTTTATTGAAGTTTTTTTTTGTCTTTCAGAGATTAGTTTATCAGGTTTATAACCAGATTTGCTAGACTTGTCAGACTTAGTGCTGCTACGAACCATAAAATTTTATAGATGTTATTGATTCTTAAGTTTAAATGGTGCAAATGGTTATCCCTAATTACATCAATTTTGTGGTGGATTAGTTTTAACTCACCTTCGACTTTTATTATTTTTTTTTCGTTTTCTTGAGCTAAATTATCCATAATGGTTTATCTTGTTTGTTCTAATTCATCTAAAGCATCATCAGCTTCATCTCTATCTATCAATCCTTCAGTAACCATAGCATTTATAAATCTTGTTGACCATCTATAGTATTTAGGATCACCAGGTTTCAAAGCAAAACCAGTTTTAAGTAAATTAACAAATTTAGGATTTGTAAAAAGACTAGATATAATTTTTGGTGTTAATAATATTGCAGCAGAAGGTAAAGTAAACATACCAGTTCCAAGACCAAGTAAAGCACCAGCTTGTGTAAGCTGGATGAATACACCACCAGGTACTCCTTCACCAACTGTTTTTTGTTGTGCAACTTTTAATGATTTTAACAAACCTCTTACACTAGCAAGTTCAGTAGGTGTAAATAATTCATTTAAAACAGAATCACCATATTTATTTAAATTTTTTAATAAGTAATCTCCTCTTAAAGTATCATATCTTTTTATTGATTCTGATTTTAGATCAAATAAAAAAGCACCTTTCAAACTATCTTTTAAATCTTTTTTAACAGCTTCATCTTTTGTTTCATTAATAGCTTTAAATACCTTTTTAACTGTACTTGCTCTTTCAGGTTTTATTAAAGTTTTAAATACTTGTTCAGGATCTTCTTTAATTAATTTGTTAATTAATTTAGTATTAAATACTTCTGATCCATCTCTCCATATTTTTTGAGCTTTTGTATATGCCTCTCTAACACTTGGACTTAAATTTGATTTACCAACATCATCTAAAGTTTCAGTTATTTCTTTTGCTAAAGTAGCAGCATATCTTTGTGATTTACCAGATATTAATTCATTGGTTGATCTAGTAACTCCTAAAAATTCCGATCTCATAGAATTTGCAACTTGAAATGGTACAAAGTCATCTTTATCTAAAACAGTTCTTAATACTTTTAGAGCATCACCTTGTAATCTTTCTGTTGGTTTAGCTTCATCTAATAAACCTTGTGCAGTTTTTTTTAAATTAGTTATATTAACTCTTGCACCACCAGAAACCTTTGCTAATTCTTGATCTAAAGCATTATATGCACCTTTTGCTGCTATCTTCCATTCATCAACATTTCCAGTAATAGCTCTTTGTAATAATTCACCATAATCACTTCTTGTTATATCTCCATAGTTTGCAATATAATCATCTAAAAATTTATTAGTTAATGTTTCAGCACCTTTTCTAGCTTGAATTAGTTTACCACCACCAAATAAAGATTTTTCAGTAACATTTTCTGCAATATCTATAAATCTATTATTAGTTTGTAGTCCAGGTGTTAATTGACCTTCTTTTAACGCAATTGCTAATTCATCATCTAATTTTGAAACATCGGAAAATTTTTCTTTTTGTGTTTGAATTATTTGTTCAGCTTCATCAGCTTCTTTTGAAGTTTTTATTCCTCTTAATTTAACTTTACTTATTAATGCAGGAACTGCTGCACCAACAGCTTCAAATGTTGCACCTTGAGCAAAAGCTCTTAACACATCTTTTGCTAATTCTTCTTTTGGATCAAACGTAGTTGATGCAATACCAGCACCAGTTGCTTGACCCACACCTGCACCTAATGATCTATATAAAGTTTGTAGTGCTGGTCTTAAAACTAATCTTGCAGCAGTTAATGTACCACCTGTCATAGCACCACCAATAGCAAAACCTACTTCTGTCGCTAGTCTAGCAAACTCTTTTGATTTTAAATAATTTTCAATAGCTTCAGTTCTTTCATTACCTTCTGCTATATCTATGTCGTCAACAATACCTGGTAAAGATCGTCTTTCTGCTTTTTCTTTTTGTCTTTGAACCAAAGCACCTATTCTTTGTTTTTCTTGTTCTGTAGGAGTATCACCTGCTATTCTGACTTGTCCTAAATTTCTTACTGTAATAACTGCCATTTATCCTCCAGTTACATCATAGATACCATCATCACCTATTTTAAATTTAAATTTACTTTTTGACTTTGGTTCATATTTAGAAATATCTAAATTTTCTATTGCTCCTTTAATATCATCACCATAATTCTTTCTAGCATCATTTAAATATTTTCTTAAACTTTCTAATTTAGCTTCAAAAACTGCTTCTGTGTCAGTAACTTGTGGAATTAATCTTTTTATTCTTTCAGCTTCAGCTTCACTAACTGCTGCACCAGAAATTGCTTGTGTTAAAAAAGTTGTAGTCTTATCTATATCAGCAAGAAATTTTGCATATTTTTTTCCTTTTTCAGAACCAGTAAATTTACCGATTTGTCCACCTAATCTATCAGGATCAAAACCAACACCAAATACACCACCAACAGGTTTATTTAAATCATTATATCCTTTTTCTATTTCATTTAATAAACCAACTGTGCTTTTAAGTTTTGCTCTTTCTTTGACAATACCTGCAGCAGGTTCTTTAAATGTAAATTCACCACTTGGTTTTTGTTGTACAATAGTTCCAACAGGTAAATTTGGGAATTGTTTTTTAACTTCTTCATCTGATAAAACTTTTGTTTGTTTTTCTATTTCTTTTTCTGTTAATAAAGATTTAACAACTTCTCCTGGTGCGATAGGTAGTAATTGTTTTTGTAATGTAGTAAGCTCTGGCATATCTGATAATATTTTTAAAGCTTCTTGTTGTTCTAATTGTCTGCCAAGTTGCATGAATTGATTGCCAGTTTGACCAAATGCTTGTGCAGGTGCTTGACCTGATAATCCACCTAATAATCCACCTAAACCTAATTGAACTAATGGGTTGTAAGCTAAATTTCTAAATCTATCTATACTCATTATATTAATCCTCTTGTTGTCAAATATTCTATATTAAAAGGGTTATCTGCCAAATTTGTGCTACTTAATAAGCCATAGGGGGTCGTAGAATAGCCAAACTGCTGATTTGTACCCAATATACTATCAACATTATTTTTAGCATTATTATAGCTTGTTTGCAAACTTGAACTCAAAGGTTGTTGACCCATATTTAAATTAGCAAAATAATCATTTACCATAGATTGTTGAGGTGTAGCACCTGTCATACTTAAAGGTAATTGACTAATTAGTTGAGTTGCAAGTCTATCAGATCCACCATCTCCTATTATATTACCATCATTTGACATATTATAATTACTTAGAAATTCATAACCTGGTGTGTCCATCAACATATTTCTAGCTTGTCCTGTTTGATACAAAGCTGTTAAAGCACCAATAGTTCCTCCCATTAATGGATTAGCTCTAACATTAGCAGAATAATTATCTAAAAAACTTGTAATGCTATCTCTTTCTTGTGGTGATACATCAACTTGAGGATCAGGGTCGCCAAAAGAAGGATCTCTACTTGCTACAGCAATCCCTTCAGGACTTGTGTATTGATTTGTAATTCTTTGTTCTCTATTATCATCTCCACCACTAAAACTTGTAGGAGAAGTATCTCTTGTTTTACCTCCCATACCCATAGCTGCATCTCTAGCATCTCCTGCAGAATCTGAACCTCCACTAGAACTCATGAAATCTCCTTATACAATAATTGCAATTGCAACTAAAACATACAAAACAAAAATGTGTGTTGAAGGTTTGTTTTTAATTTTAGTTTGAATATCGTAAATAATTTTATTAATTTTATCCATTATAATAGACCTCCTAATAATCCACCAAATCCTCCTACAACAGCTCCTGGCAATCCACCAACTTGTGATCCTATTAATGCACCACCTAATGCTGTACTAACTGGACTAGCTTGTACTGCCTGTGTACCTTGAGTGGTTGGAAAACCTGCTGCAATAGGTGAAACAAAACTTGAATATTGTTGTAATGCTTGTGCAGGTGCTAATTGTTGTTGTCTTTGTAAAGCCTCTAATTGTTGACCTGTTTGTAATAAAGTTGGAGTTCTTTGAGCAATACCTAATTGTCTTCCTCTTTCAATTCCATATTCTTGAAAAGCTAAAGGTAATGCAGCTTGAGCAACTTGTGTTAATGCTTGTTGTTGTGCCATAGGACTTGTCGGTGTTCTACCTGCACCTGAAAATTGTTGAGCAACTTGAGTTGAAATATCTGCTGCTGTTCTTTGAATTAATGGTGAAAGAAAAGGATTTAAATATTGTCCACCAAGAGTTGCAGCTAATTGTTGATTGGCAGCGTTTGCCATTGTTTCTTGTTGTGCAAGACCTGTTAAAGTTTGTTGTGTTGGAGGAACATAACCTGCTGCACCTACACCTTGTCCATATAAATTTGTAGCTTCAGAAAGTATTTGTCCTAATGCTGGTTCTGCTGCTGAATAAGGTTGTACTGATTGTGCAGTTGTTTGTCCACCACCTGATGAACCTCCTCCTAAAAAACTCATGTTTTCTCCTCTTGTTTAATTTTTTTTTCTAAAACAACATGGGTTCTTTTGTACCCATAATTATTATAAACTTTTTGCCAACCTGGTCTAGCAATCAATTCCATCATTTGACAACCTTCGTCTTTTGCAAATTCCTCAATTTTATTTATGAGGTGTTGCCATTTGTGTCTTTGTCTGCCAGTTGCAATAAAAATATGACAAACTTTACCAAGTTTTCTTTTTATCAACTCTGTTACGACTACACCAAAATACTTATCAATTGTTTTCTTTTGGTTGTTATCCCAAATAATCCATATTTGAAACTTATTTTCTTTTGCAGTTTCAAAAACAAAATTTGAATCGGTAAGTTGACTTGAATATGCAAGAGCTTGTCTAATATCTTTATCTACTAAACCCCAAGCCTTATCAAGTTCTTGAGTTGGTATTCGTAATAATTCCATAAATACATTAAAAATGCTATATTGTTAAGCACTTTTTTCGTCAAATATTTCTAAATAACTAACCATCCCTTCAATTTTGTTAGCAGTAGCAACTTGTATTTTTATAATATCACCTGACTCTAAAACTAAAGGTGCAACAACACCATTATCTGTAGTATCTGCTGTTAAATCCTTATGATAAATTTTATATGTAGCACTAGCTGAACTATCAGTAACAGATATTTCTACTTGTATTGCAGAATTATCATCATTGTTTATTTGTATGCTTTTAACAATAGCAGTTCTATCTGTAGGTACAGTATAGATTGTTGTAATATTTGTTGTACCTAATGCAAATCCTGCATTTTTATATATATTAGCCATTTTTAGGATATTTTACTTTAACTGCTTTTATAGCTTCATAAAAATCAAAATATTTAGATTTTAATTGTGGATCTTGATCTATTGAGTGCCATAGCATATCTAACTGATCTCCTATTTCAGGATAAGCATTTCTTCTTTGTTGTGCATAATTAGAAAATGATAAGTTTGTGCCTTTAAGTTCTTGTATTTTTGCATTAACATCAGCTTCGGTAGGTTTTGTAATTGAATTGTCATAAACAATAATATTTTCATAAGACATTCTATGTCCTCCTGTCCAATTTTTTTTCCAACCAAACCATTGACCAGAGTGTATTTGTGATAATGCTATTGATAACCATTCTTGATCTGTCATTTTATGTATTTCCTAATCTAATAAACATCATACTTGTAATTGAAATATCAGTATTACCAGCAACAGTTGTTGAGTCATCTTCATTGTTAACACCAAATCTTACTTTTACATTTGATGTATCAGTACAATCAATCAAAGTTTCTGTCAAAGTATTTTGATAAAGATTTCCACCACTACTATTTTCCATTCCAGCATCTGAAGAAGCTACATTTGAATAACTTGAATTATTTGTGGTTAGTTCTATTCTTGCTGTAGCATATCTGTTTTGTCCATTATAAGAAGTATTTAATCTAAATTTAACAAACCATATTCCTGTTGATGGAAAAGTAAAAATACCAGAACTTTCACTCATTCCTGTTCCAAGTTTACCCCAACCAGAATTATCAACTCTTTCTAAATTAGAAGCAATAGGGTCAGCATCACCAGTAAAACTAGTAGTCAATCTCCATTGATCTGCTTCTGTAATTCCAACACTAAAAGGTAGAGCTGTTATCGCAGATATTGTATTATTGTTTGGTTTAATTATTGCCATTATACAACCTCCCAAGTTTGATTTGTTTCATTCCAATTATAATTTTTACTATCATTTGGATATTTAATAGGTGCTTCCCATAAACAAGTTGTTTCATTTAATGTCCAACTATTGAAAGGTTTTGGAGGAATAAAAGCATTCCTATCTTCATCATAAATATATCCTATACTAGCATGATTTTTTCTTAAAGGTGTACCACCTAATTTATGTACTCCACCATTAGTATTATAAGATGTTTGTTTCCAAATTGACCAACCAGTTAATTTAGTTAAAAAATCAATTCCAATAACTTCTTGCTCAACACCATTACTATCTAGTAATTCATTGTTGTGAACAGAAACAACTTCTATTACTTTATTGTTTAATCCTATTTTTGCAAAACTAGCCATTATGTTGTGTAACTCCCTGAACCTGTAAATGTTAATATTGTTTTTTCTTCACCATCACTAGTTGTTGAAATTGTTGGTGAACCTGAAGTTGTACCAGAATAATGAATAGTTGGAATACTTAAAATAACTACCCCTTTTCCTCCAGCACCACTATTTGAGGCACTACCAGAGC